CTATGCCGCTGCCACCTCCCCATCGCTTCGCGACAGGGAGGATTTTCATGTCCGCTCCCGACCTTGAGCCGCCACCGCTCCGCCTCCCAAAGCTCATCACCCAAAGGCGTCTCGACGACCCGCCGCAGCCCGGCATGCCCATGCACCAGGCTCGCGGGTCCGATCAGCCCCAGATGAAACTGCCCCGCCGCCAACGCGAACAACGCGACATCGCCGACGCGCCCATCCGCCACCGGCCCGAACCCGGCATCAGCGAGCCCAGCCTCGACCCGCCCCCGCGCCCACCCGCGCAGCGGATAATCGCCCGGCCGCACCAGCCGTTTCCCCGCCACGGCATAGGCCGCCCACACCAGCCCCACGCAGTCTAGCCCCGTCGCCGGATCGCTTCCCTGCAACCGGAACCCCACCCCGACCATCGCCCGCGCCGCCGCAAAGGCACGGCAACCAAGCTCATCCACCCGGATAGCGCGTCAGCAGGTCATTGCCCGGCAGATGCGCCTCGCCGCGAAAATTCACCGAATTGGCAAAGCGTGCGCCGCACGTCGCCAATTGCCGGTCGCACCCCTCGGTCAGCCGCACCCGCGCTGGCAATACGGGCAGAACCCCCGGAACATCGGCCAGCACCAGCACCGCCCCGTCGTCGGCGATCACCGGCGATGCCAGCCCGCACGCCGCGCCCTCGATCCACAGCAATTCGCCGAACGCCATCGTCCCCGCCGCGACCGGCGCGTCGAGCGTCACCGCGCGCCCGTCGACCGCGACCACCCGTCGCATATGCGTCAGGGGCGCCAGGTCGACCCGGCACGCCCGGTCGCCCAACGCCGCGCGGCACGACGGCGACGTCGCCGGGCAGGCAGGCCCGTCGAGCGACCGCATCACGCCCTGCAATTCCACGGCGAAGGCCGATCCCCGTCGCTCGACCGCGCCCAGTTCGCCGCGCGCCACGACCACCGGCGCCGCGTCGGGCGCGCTCCAGTCGGCCACCATCAGCGCCAGCTGCGCGCCGTCCCAGCGTCCCGCGTCGAGGTCGGCGGCGGCGATCGCCGCGCTCGACACCGCGCCCTCCAGGTCCATCGTCTCGACATCTAGGCTGTCGCTCGTCTCGAGCGCCGACGGCTTCATCCCCGGCGCCGCGCGATACAGTGTGCCGCCCAGCATCAGGTCGCGGTCGTGCGAGGTCAGCCCCACCACCACCCCGTCGCGCCGTGCCAGCCGCCAGCACCAGGCGAGCGTCACCAACTCCTCACGCAGCCAGTCGGGCGCCGCCGGCATCACCCCGAAATCCCTTGGGGCGCCCGCACCTCGACCAGCGGCACAGTCGCCATCTCGCCCGCCAGAAAGGTCGCGCGGCTCACCTCCAGCCGATCCTCGGCGAAACGCACCGGCACATCGAAACGAAACCCTGCGCGCACCGCGCCCCCGATGGCAGGCGCGACATCGAGCAGCACCTCGCCATCGCCGGTGACCACGAACGCCGCCGTCTCGATCCCGTCGACCGACACCCTGACGCTGCCCGCGACCGGCAGGCGGATCGCCCGCTCCTGCACCGCCTCGCCCGCGCCATAACGCTTCACCAAGGCAAACTGCCGTCGGCTCCCGTCGCCGGTCCCCAGCCATTGGTCGGACGCGGCCGGCAACCCGCCATCCGCCGCCGACCCATGGTCGAACGGATCGCGAAACCGGAACGCCCGCGCCGCACCGCGCCGCGCGCGGAAGAAGTCGGCCAGCGCCCGCACGTCACCCTCCGACCGCACCCCCGGCCCCGCATCGTAGCGCATCCGCGCCTCGGCCCATTCGCTCGCGCGCTGCTCGTGCCCCGACGGCGAGCTCACGATCTGGGTCGAAAATTCGGTCACGCTGAGCGCCTCGCGCCCGATCGCCAGCGGGAAATCCACCGCATCAAATGCCTGCACGTCATCCTCCCCGTCGAACCAGACGAACCCGTCGCGCGCGACCTGCGGCAGCGCCCAGACGAACGTGCGCGCCACCCCCGTGCGCACGCTCGCCCCGGCCGCCTCGGCGATCGCCGCCCATTGGTCGCGATCCTCCGCCCGCAGCACGAACCCCGAAAAATAATGTTGTTCGTCAATCGGATAGCCCAGCCGCGCCACCATCGCGCTCCGCGCCGGTCCGGTCTCGGCCCCACGCCCGCCGGTCACCCAGTCATAATCTTCGAGCTGGAGCACATCGAAAGCCGGCGCCGCCCATCCGACCGGAACATTCGCCCGCCGCACCTCGCGCGCCGCGGGGTCGAACACCGTCGGCAGGAACACCAGCAAATGGCTCACCAGCCCGGCGGCCCCCGCCTCGTCGCGCGCCGCCGCGACCAGCGCCGCGGTCGAGACCGCGAGCAACGCCCCCAACGCATCGAGCATCGCTCGCTGTCCGCCGTCGAGCGCCGCGCGCAGGTCGGGGATTGCGACGCTCGTCCCGCCGAGCGCCGCCGTCGTCGCGGCATCGTAACCGCAAATCTTACCGCCCGGATTGACCCACCACCAGGGTTCGCCGACCTGGAATTTCACCGGCAGCCCCGCCGCCACCGCCACCCCGACGAACGCCCGCGCCACCAGCTGCAGATAGCCCATCGCCACCGCATTGGCGGGCGACAACAGGGTCGACGGCGGCACCCATCCGGTCAGCGCCGGCGCGCCCTCGGCATCACGCTGCTTCCAGTCGTTCCAGCAATATTCGTCGAAATATTCATAGGACAGCGACCAGATCACCCCCAACCCCGCGTCCTTGCAGGCGTCGGCGAACCTCGCATGCCACGCTGCGCACGGCGCATTGATCGTCCCGCCGGCCAGGCTCGCGTAAAAGCCCTCTCCCGACGCCTCGAGCCGCATATAGTGGCTCATCCCGACATAATGGACGACGTCACCGCGATAGCCGAGCGCGACGATCTGCCGCACCACCCGCGCCGGGGTCAGGTGATAAGCATCGTCATAGCCGTTCGTCATCCCCAGCCCATGTTCGGGCAGCATCGCATCGCCGATCGCCAGCACCGATCCCGACCCCGAACAGGCGATCTCGCTCATCTCGGCCCAGCCCGCGACGGGCGCCGTCAGCACCCCGTCGCTGCCGTCATAGCCCGGCGGCACCAGCGACACGAACATCCGGTCGATGTCGCCCGCCCACACCCGATCGGCCTCGCCGGGCAGCAGATAGCCGCCGTCGAGCGCATCGAAATTCAGGCTGACGAGCGCATCATCGCCGGTCCCCTCGGCATAGTTCCACAGCCGCACATACCAGGCACGCGCCTCCCCTTCCGCATCGCGCCCCTCGATCGTCAGCGTCGGCCCGTGCAGCGCATCGAGCGGCTTGACCCCGCCCGACCGCCAGCGAAAGCTCAGCTGGCAATGCCGGAAATCGCGGCTAGTTTCATAAGCGAGCAACGAATGATCCCAGCGATCCTCGGCCGCCCAGATCAGCCCCGCCAGATCCTGCTTTTGATAAAAGACCGTCTCCACCCGCAGCGCCGCCGGCGCCGTCGTCACGACGCTCGCCATCATCGGCCGCGCAAAATCAACCGTCCAGAACCGCGGATCGAAGCGCTTGATCCACCCCTTCCTGTGATGCGGCTCGGCCGCCACCAATGCCCAGCCCATCAGTCCGCCTCCACCGCGCGCCGCACCGCGCGCGCCAGTTGCCGTCCGGTCTGCGCCAGCCGCGCCGGCTCGCTACCGCCCTCGCCGCGCACATTGACCGTGATCGCGATGTTGCGCACCGCCCCGCCCGTCGCCGGCTCGATCCGCCCGCTCGCGGTCGGCACGAACAGCTCGGGTCCGCGCTCGCCGACGCGGTACGCGCGCCCCGCGCTCACCGGCCCGCCCGTCGCGCGCCCCGGCGCGCCAAGCAGCGCCTGCACGATCGACGTCGCCAGCGCCAACAGGCCGCCACTGCCCCCGCCGCCCTGCGGCCCGCCCCCCAGCGCGTTCGAAATCGATGCGCGCGCGATGTCGGCCATCACCGACAGCGCGACGCGCTTCAGATCCTCGAACCCCAGCTTGCCGGTCAGGATCGCCCGGCTCAGCGCGCGCTCGATGCCGCGCCCCGCGGCATCGGCGCCCGCGATCAGCGGCCCCTCCAGCGCCGCGCGCATCGCCGCGACGTCGCGCTGGAAGACGCTCGTGTCGGCGCGCACCGTCACCAGCATCTCGTCGATCTCGTTACCCATCGGGAAAAGCCTCCATCATCGCGCCCAGCACATCGCGCGCCATCGGCATCGCCGCGCCATCCTCGTCGGCCCACGCCGCCAGCACCGCCGCCGCATCGGCGGGGGTCGCCGCCCAGAACTGGCCGGGCAGCCATCCCGCGACGCGCGCCATCACCCCCGCCAGCCGCACCGCGCCCGGCCCGAACGCGTCGCTCATCGTCCCTGCAATATCTGGCCGAGCAGCACGCGCAGCGCCGGCGTCACCGCGGCCAGCCCCTGCGCCACCACCGCCTCGCCCACCGCTTCGCGCGTCAGCGCCGCGGGCCGTCCCTCGACGCAATGCCAGAACAGCGCCGCGAGTTCGCCCAGCCCCAGCCGGCCATCCGCCGCGCGCTCGACGAGCGCGAACAGCGGCCCCAACTCGTCCTCCGCCGCGACCAATGCTGCAAAGCTCGGCCGCAGCACGAACGCCGTTTCGCCGACCCGCAGCTCGGCCTCGCCGCGCAGCCTGTTCGCCGCCACCCCGGTCACAGGCTCACCACCGGACCGCTGCTCTCGAGGTTCAGCGTGTATTGCCGCTCGCCATTATAATCGCCGGCATAGTCGAGCCGCGTCACCAGGAACCGCCCCTGCATCCGCTCGCCGCTCTCGAACGCCAGTTCATAGGCGTCGATCGCCCCCGACAAGGCATGGCCGCGCACCCGCACCTCGGCGTCCGACCCGGTAAAGATCCCCGCCGCGCTCACCGAAACCGAGCGCACCCCGGCGCCCGACAACAGCTCGCGCCACCCGCCGCTGTCCTTGGTCGTGACGTTGACCGCCTCGCCGTTCACCGACATTTGCGTCGTCCGCAAACCCGCGACCGTCTGGTACGCCGGCGGTACCTCGCCATCGCCGATCTTGAGCAAAAAGGCGCTCCCATTTTCGATTGCCATCGTCTAATCTCCTCAACATAAAATCATGCGTAAACGGGGAGTCGCAGGATGCTGATTGCAACGATACTTCTGGCCACCATGGCGCCGGCGTCGACCGCCAGCGTCGACACGACGCGTGCCGCCTTCACCAAATGCCTGCGCGACGACATGAAGAAGTCGCTCGAGGCCAAGATGGGCGAGGCCGAATATGAAATGGCGCTGAAATCGACCTGCTCGTCCGAGCGCGACGCCTTCCGCGCCGCGGTGATCGCCTTCGGCCGCGCCGCCGGCGACAGCGAGAAAAACGCCACCGACGACGCCGACATGCAGATCGAGGATTATCACGCGAACTTCACCGACAAGTTCAAGGATTACAGCTCGACCAACACCCTGCCCGGCGGCGAATAAGCGCCGCGGCGAGGCCGCAGCATAAGGTGCAGCAAAACTACCGTCGCCCCCGCGAAGGCGGGGGCGACGTATCGCCTCACCCCACCAGACACCGGCACCGCACGACGATCTCGTGCCGCCACCCCCCATCCTTCGCAAAGCCGAACCGCGTCCGGACCACCCGCGCGCCGACGACCCTCCAGCCATCGCCTTCACCGCGCAGCCCCGGCACCAGCGCCTCGATCCGCCCCGCCGCGCCATCGCCCGCCGCCGCGCCGACCCCGACCAGTGCCAGCGTCAGCCGCACCTCGCGTCCCGCGACATCCTTGGTCCCCCAATCGCTCCCCTCGGCCGCGCCGACGCTGACATAGGGGGCGCTCGCCCGTGCCGGCACCCCGTCGAACACCCCGTGGACCAGCCCCGCCAGCGCCGCGTCGTCCGCCAGCAGCGCCAGCGCCCGCGCGCGCACCGCCTGTTCGGCGCTCATCGCCACGCGCCTGCTCTCAGGCCAAACGGACGCCACGGCTGCCACAGCGCCGCGATGATCGCCGGCACCTCGCGCGCGCCATCGTCGCGCGCCTCGTGCAGATGCTGGATCATCCGGATCAGCCCCTGGCGGATCGCCTCGGGCACGCCGTTCGCATCGGCCGCCAGCCCGGCGCGATAGGTCACGCGCGCCCGCGTCGCGTCGCCCGGCGCATCGATCGCCAGCCGCGCGCCGCCATCGCGGTCGATGTCGGCGCGCCAGTCGTCGTCCGCCAGCACGATCTCCGCCTCGCCGACCAGCCCCGTCACCGCGTCGATTGCGACCACCGGCCGCTTGGCGAGCCGCGTCCAGCCGTGCGTCACCACCATCTCTTCGCGCACCGTCCGCACGATCAGCATCTGCCCGGTAAACGCCTCGCACAGGTCGGCGGCGCTGCGGATCAGCCCCGCGACCACCGCATCGTCCTGTCCCGCGCCCAGCCGCAGCCACGCCTTCGCCTCGGCGACGCCCACCGGCGCCGCGCCTTTCTCGATCTGCGATATCATCAGCGTTCCTCCACCCGCAGCGTCAGCGATCGCTCGTCGATCTGCCCGTCGCTCAGCGTTACCCGGTTGGTCACCCGATAGACGCCCCCCGCCTCGCCGCCGTCCAACGTCGCCGCGCAGCGCAGCAAATCATGGCTCGCCCCCGACACCGCGACGCCGCCCGCC